AGGGGCAAAGAAAAGGCCCTCCGTAGAGAGCCTAATCACCTTTCGCGTCAGCTAAGGATTTGTCGGGATAACTTATACCTTAGTAGGTAATTGCTTCGTACTCCGTTGCGGAGAGGGAAATTAACGTGAAGCCTTTATTCTGCCCACGGTCTTCGATGCGGGTAATACAACCTGTAAATGCGACTTCGTTACCAGCAAAAACAATTTTGTCGCCAATCGAAAGGACGAAGGTGGCAGCACTAGTCAATACGCCTTCGAGGCTTAGTTCGTTAGTGCGACCGTCTAGGCGGTGCGTGACAGTCTTACCTGTCTCGTCTTGGACTTTGTCATCCAGCTCGAAAGAGCGAGTGACCGTGTATGATTGCACGGTAATACCTGTTACAGTACCCGAAATACCATATACATACGCTGTTCCTTTAGTTACGGCTGCCATAGTGTTATACCTTTGCGTGCGGTGTAAAGACTCAGGCAGGTAAGACGATTAAGATAGAAAAGTTAGACGTAGACAGCAGTGCCCTGTCGCCTTGGCTTTCTTCGGTGCTGGTATAGATTACGTCGTAGCAGGTAGCGTCGGCTTGGCTGGTAAATAGCGCCTTAACGGCTGGGATGTCCTGCAATGCCCCGAGTACTGCCGCGGTACGTGCCCGGTGTACGGTCAAGGCCGTTGCCTCGTCGCTCGAAGTAAAGACCGTAACACTTAGGCTGGCGTTAAAGTTGCCCTGCCATTCGGGCAGATCGGAAATGGGGTTAAGGCTAGATACGCTAACAACGCAGAGAGGTAGCACCGTGACATCAGTCTCAATGCCTCTCTCAATGTTTACACCTGTTAGCTCGGATTGAGCCTGGAGGTGGGCGACAAGTGCGCTCTCGATGATTTCTGCTGGTGATTTAGTTCCCATTGGTTTCGTTGTTAAATTGTTGGATACCTATTTCGAGGTACTTCTTCATCTTACCTTTTCGGTTAGCCGTTCTGTACGCAAGTGTCTTATCAAATGTCTTAGCAGTCGTCCCAGCGTTGTCAGCGTTGCCAACCATATTGACGATGTTAATTTTATAAATCTTTAACTTGGCATCAGAGTCATAAACCGAAGGGAAGTTTAACTTTGCTACGCCAGGAGCACTATGGCGCTTAATAAATGATGGTAGACCCTTGAGGCCATAAGACTTCTCAATACCCATTGGGTATTTATTAGTGCGGATGCGTACAGGGCCTATCTGTTTAATACAAGCTAACCAACCGCTTTTTAGGTAGCCGACTCTTTTTTGTGAGCTACGGATATAATTTATAATAGTCCGCTCGTCGGCAGTTCTATATCCAGCAAGGGTATTGAAAAATGCTGAGTCCTTAGTTCGGTTCCTTCTGATGCGGTGATTAAACTTTTTCTTCATTTGTGCATGCCACGAAGCAAGGCTACCGCCATCTAGGCGCTTGTGCTGCTCACCACGGCCTTGGAATATAGCCTTAAAAGATTGATAGGCTTTAAGGTGATCGGGGTCTAAGCGGATGCGATTTAACTCTGTATTATTGAGAGTCTTTTGACCACGGCCTGAAGTTCTCCATTTGATGTAATCGTCCACATTTGAGAAATCTCCGGTGGCATCGACTAGAGACTCATCGACAGTTTTGACGATTCGCAAAATGTCTAAGGCAACAGCACGCTCACCAAATGCTTGCGACGACCTTTTGTCACCGTCACCACCATTGCCGCTGCTTGCATTAAACAATCCCTTTTTACTGCGAGCATTACGTTTAATAGATGCCGACATCGATGGCGAGTGCTTCATCGCGGCACGCGCTGTAAGTGAGGCTTCTTCGCGTACTGCGTTTTCTATCAGTTGGCCTGTGAAGTTAGCAAACTTGCCCAAGTCTGCCATAAAGGTTCGAATCTGTCCCTTAGTCCTTTGTGTGGGATAGATAGACATTACCGCTCGTCCTCAGCTCGTACCTGCAATGTCACCCAAGCCGAGCCGGGCTTATAGGTTGAGCCAACGATGCGGTACTTGCGATTGCTCTGCTCCGTAGCGACGAGAGTTTGCCCGATGGCTAGGGTCGAGGCCGGTTGCCCTGAGGATAGAGCCGCGGCACAGGCCGTACCGTATGAAGTAGTCCAGGATGCCGTCGATGCGACGATGCGGGCCTCGTGGTTTACTGTTTCCATAAACCCGCCAGCCTGTAACTCCTGGCTAAGTGTTGGCTGTCCAATTAAGACCTGCCACGAAGTCGTACCCGCAACCGTTGTCCATGTCTGAGCGAGGTCGGCCATGTCGCCGACTATATCTTTAGCGTCTGCAATAAGGTCGGACGTATTCATCTATCATTGCCGAAGTCGTAAAAACAAAAAGGCCTCCCGATTAAAGGAGGCCCGATTGAAGTCTATATCAGACTGATTAAGCAGTCTTGATACGCTTTAGGCTGGTACCGCGTGCCTTAGCTGCACCGAAGAGCAGGGTGGCTGTCAAACGGAGGAAGCCGTCAGTGCCTTTGCTCTTGAGAACCTGGACTGCGAGACCGGATGGGTCGACTGCGTTGTCAGACTCACCGACAAACATTTCAGCGGAAGGGAGTGCCGAAGCGATTGCGATAGCGTCTTTTCCGCAAGCAAATGCCGCGAGATTTTCGCTGTTCGTAGGCAGATCGCTGAACTCATAAACATTCACACCAGCAACTTTACCGATGGTGCCGTCGACCACAGTCACGCCATTAACGCCATTCGAGGAGAAGGCTTGGGTGAGGGTAGCGTCCTTACGGAGAGCGCCAGCGTATGTGCTGTTGAGGATGAGTGCGCGCTGCTTGCTGGCTTTAGCAGCCGAAAGAGCGGTGTTGAGGTCAACCACGTCATCATAACCGAAGTTAGCGGCGGTGACGACTGCGTTAGCCGAGAAGTTAGCGTTGAGGATGATCGCGGCGATTTCAGCGTGGCACTTAGCGGCGAGCTCTTCGACAGCATTCTGTACGAAAGCGTTGACGATGTACTGCTCACCGTACTCAGCGAGGTCGATAGGAGCGAAAGCCTTAGTGGAGTGCAAGTGCTTCATCAAAACCGTGACGGCTGTGATGTCTGCGTCTTGTGCTTCGTGGTAGCCCGTTGCGCCGTACTCAATAGCGGCGTCTCCGCCGATAATACTGACCTGAACGGATTTTCCGCGTGTGAATGAACCGGTGAGGTTCGTGGAGAACGCGTTAACGAGTGGGAGCTCGCCAACGAGTCCCGAGATGACCTGCTGTGCTAGTGAAGCGGGAGCAGATGCGAGGGAGTTAGCCATATTTATTTATGATTGGGTGGGTTGAAAAAAATTAGCGAAGGTCGAGAATGACCTTCTTGTTTGCGTTAAAGAACGCGGTACGTTTCACGCCGAAGGGCATTGCGAGGAATTGTTCGCGGATGTCATTGTCGGTTTCGGAAACTGTAGGAGCAGGGGAAGACTCGACAGGGTTCACGCCAACCGAAGCACAAACCTTAGCGGCTTCGACTGATGCGGAGATTGCGTTGCCTTCGAGGGCAGCAATACGAGCAATCAATTCAGCCTTCTCAGCAGTGAGGCCGTCGATGGCGACAGTCAGCTCGTTAAGTTTAACATCTTTAGCGGCGACTTCGGTCTTAGTGGCTTCGATGTTGGCAAACTGTTCGGATGCTAACTTTTCAAAGCTGACGCGCATTTCGTCACGCTCGGTGGTAACTGCGACGACGCTGGCTTCAGCGACTGCGAGTAATTCTTCGATTGTTGGCTTCATGTTATACTCTTGGTAAAGATGGCAAAATTATTTAGCCTTAGGTTTAGACGCGCGAGCAACGGCCTTGCCGTTTAACTCTCCTAAGAGTTGATTGAAGGAAGTCGTCAGCCCTGTGACTAGTCCCTTTGACGCGGCAACCTTGCCGGAGAAGATTTGGCCTTCCATGTCGGAGTCTGAGACGCTTGAGCGCTTAGCCTTAACCGCTGAACGGAAGTCGGCATGGATTGCGTTCACCTGCTCTTGCAGATCTGCACGCTGGGCTTCGGAGAGGCTTGTGCCTTCGATGCCTGCACCTTTCAAAGTGCCGGACTTAATAACTTCCATTTTAACGCCCATCGATTCGTAAGCCTTGGACACGTCAGCGAAGGCCATATACACGCCTATCGAACCTATCGTTGCCGAATGGGTTGCCACTACTCGGTCAGCCTGCGACCCAATCCAGTAAGCAGCCGAAGCCATCTCGGTCTCAGTAAAGGCGACAGTGGCTTTCTTTGACTGTGCCAACATCATTCCAACTTCCTCAACGCCTGTGACCGTACCGCCTGGGGAAGAAATATCTATGAGGATGGTCTTCACTTCTTCGTCCTCCTCGTAATCGTGTAGAGCATTTGCAAAGTCGTTTAAGTCTACTGCACCTGTCATTTTATCGAGGGGCGAAAGAGACTTACCGATGACACGTTGCAGGGGGATGACACCGACTGAGCCAGCCTTGTAGGGCTTAGGGGCAGAGCCGAATAGTGCGGCTACCATGTCGGTAAAGCCCGCAGCTTCGGCAGCTTTTTTGTGATCCGTAGCCTTGGCAGGGTCGATGAGTAAAGCCTCACGGCCTGAGAGAGCGTTAGTTAAAAAGCGGGACATAAGATTATGGTGTTGGGGTTGTACCAGGTTGAGCCGTCGTCGTGCCCGGCTGAACGTTGGTCATTTTGTAAAGCAGCTCGAACGGTACGCCCGAGGAAACTGCGAGGTCACGGATGAACGCCATGTCTTGAGCGCGTTTCTGCATCTCCTCGCGGAAGTCCATCCCACGCTGAGAATATAATTCAGACATGGACATAAGACCCATCTCAATATCGGCTCGGTCATTTGCAGCCTCACGGCCTGCGTCCACGGTCACGCGCTTAGGCGTAGTCCATGACACCTTGTACCAATCGGGATTGTCCGGTAAGTCACCATTAGCGATAGCGTCGCCGATGAGGTAGCCCCATGTTGGATTACATACCTTGTCTATAAGCAGACCTTGATGGCGGGATGCCACACGATCCATCTTAGCGACGATAAGACGAACCGCAGCCGAGGTCAGTTTGCTGGGGTCGTTAAACTCAACAGGCATTACGCCACGGTGAGCGTCGGCAAGTACCTCGCCAATAAAGCCAAGGAAGTTGCTGTTAGGACGCTGGCTAGCCTTGAGGTCTAAATCTTCTCCAGGCTCGAGGGCTATGAAGTCGCCACCGCCACCATTTTGGATAGCGTTAGCTGCGGAAGGGTTCGAGGAAATCTCGGAAGCCAAATCACCAAACTCGCCACCGTTACGCTTTAATACGCGAGTAATGTGAGCGTGGTCTTTTACTGCTTTCTTTTCGAGAGCAAGTATCTCCATCAAATCTTGGAGGTCGTTCCAAGAGTGTTGCATGATTGGCAGACCGCGTACGCCCGAGACAAACTCTGCGTCGCATACTTGCATCATGCTGTTGGCTAAGATTTGGCGGGACGT